TCTCATGGGAAAAGATACCTTTTTTACATCTGTATTGTGTTAAGAAATATTCATCTTCCATTTGATCAGGATCCATATACAAGCCTTGTTCTAACTTCTCAATTTCACCAGTCTGATACATACGTTGTAGAGTCTTATAAGCCACACCAGCTTCTTTAGCTTCACCTGATGTCAAAATACCTTTGTTGTCTTTCAATAGTTTAGTCACTAAATCCTTTTGAGTCATCAAATCACCTCCTCGTGTGTCATATTCGTTCGTATTTATAATATCATATACGAACGAATATGACAAGATTTTTTTGCTAATTTTTAGGAGGTAATTAATTTTATTCTAAATTTTATGCTAAAGCAGTATTTTATATTAACTCAATTAATAATGTATTTTTGTCATTCTTGTGCGTATATAATTAAATCATACGAACCAAAATGACAACTACAACCATGAGGGAATCACATCATCAATAAACAGCTCTAGCTTCGGTTTTGCAATCCCTATAAACTGTTTGTGACATTCCCAAAGGTCCATCAGATAACCAATAGGCATCAGCCACACCTCATCTTCTTTCCGATTAAGATGGGCTGCGCCATAGTAGATCAGTCGGGTAAAGAGCTCCTCATCACTTACCCGACCACCTCGTTTTTTGAGGGTTCACTCTCCACGTTTCGCTTGGTCCCCTTCATCATGCTGGACATAATGGCGTTCTTGTACTCTGCCAAGTCAAAAGGAGTGGTGAGAAGCTCCACTTCCTCTTCGGTCAGGAGTTCTTTCTTCTCGTCCTTATTTCTGATGTTGTGAATCAAGATGGACTGATTGGCCAGAAGCGTTATCAGCCACACAATCTCATCCAGTGCCATCTCGAAGTTTTCGGTCTTCATCAACTTGGCTCCCAAGTTTTCAAGGCCGCCATACCTACCGGCAATCGCCTTTGTTGCTTTTGTTGTTAAGATCAGTTTAAAGTCAGTACCACCGATGTTGATTGTAGTACTTCTCTCTTCTGAGGCTTCATCAACTTTAATTTTTTCATCTGCCATCTTTATTTACCTCCCATTAAGATACCGTCACTGTAGCCACGGTAGTCGTTACATCGCTTGCCCCAACAAGGCTGAGAACACAGTAGTAGTAATAACTATCTGCCAACAGATCTGTCGGAATATCAAAGCTAGCTGATGTCTCTCCGTTAATTTCCGTACCACCAGTTGTGCTATCAATAGTGTTTTCATACCACTGATAAGTCACTGGATCGCCTGGTATTGGACTCTGCTACCACAGAAAGGCTTCCTGTAATGCTACCGGCTGTCACTTCCGTCAGTACTGCAGGTTGAGTTGTGACGTTAATCTCCGGTGTCACCGCTGTGAAATCTGGTTCATAGACTGATGTGAACCAGCTCGTGATCGTTGAAGCTAAAACGCCACTATCCCCTTCCGTGACTTCTGCCTTCCAAGGATGCTTGTTTTCTCCATCCAGCTTATTCCGTCTAAATACAGTACCTTCTATGGTGGGACTGCTAAACGTAATAGAATCACCCTTTGTGGCAAGGCTGGTAGCAGGAACACTAAAAATAACCCTGTAAAGCCAAAAGTATCTGTACTTGCCATTTGCCTTCTTAGCACGAAATCCTATAGCCACCGGACTTCCACCATCTTCACTTCTTGAAACCACGACATTATTGCTGTCAATTTTACATCCAGTTAAATCCTGGGCCACCAATGATCCAATGTCATCAATACCTAAAGTCAGTGCGCCACTTTTAAACTCCTTCACTACCTCAGAAGCTCCGTCGTCAGCATAAAGAATCGCTTCAATAAGCTCCACGCTCAGTTCAGCGGTCATGGCTTTTGCAAGCACCTTAGGTATGCCATAGGTCTCATGGCCATTTTCATCTTCTGTAATCTTGGCATAATATAAGCTGTCCAATCCAATTGTTGCCATGTCTTATTCCTCCTTCAAAATAGCTGAATCTTAATCAGCTAAATAATCACTTCATATTCTTTCGCCACGTCTATGGCGAAGTGGTGAAAACCGGTATCTTCTTCATATCCGAGATACCTTCTGTCCGTTATGATAAAGCCTGCTCCTATCAGTACACTAACCACTTCATTTTTTCTCGCCTGATAATTGCCTTTTGAAAATAAGGAGAGGCGAACTTCCTGTAGTTCTGCTCTTGGCAGGTCATCAGCATAATGATCGAAGATATCACTCATAGGGGTAAGGACAAGATATTCATCCGGTGCCTTGTTACTAAACACGCCCGTTTCAATAGGAACCCCTAAAGGCTCAAGGACCTCGCCTATATCTTTCAAAATACTGTTATACATTCTGTTCACCTTCCTCCCTTCTAGATTTTACTGATTTCTTCATCCAGTTTTCTCTTCATCGTTTCAATGCAGGCGTTTCGACTGGCTGTTCTTGCCGGTTTTAAGAAGGGTTTTGCCGGTTGCCCGGACTTTCCATACTCTAAGATGTTGGCAATCTTAGCGTTTGACTCTCCGTCTTTTCTTGGTTCATCAAAGCCCACCTTCACATTGTAATTCCCATCACGATCCACACCAGCTGGTGTAACACCGAGTGCATCGATTAGCTCTCCTGTAGACCTTGACGGAAGCTTTGTGTCACTTCCAACGGATGCCTGTAGATTCGCTTTCACTTTGGCTTTCACCACTTCGCCACCAGCTTCAAGGACCTTTGGGATGATTTCATCGGTCTTTTCTGCCAGGGTCGATACTTTTAAAAGAAAATCTTCTGGCATTTTGTAGGTTCCTCGTGCCATGAAATCACCCCCTAGTCCTTCGTGGCTTCTATCTTTTCTGCTGCTACTTCTAAATAAAATCCCATAATAACCTCAACGCTCAAGACTTTGTACTCCACAGTATCACAGCGAATGAGCATCCCTGGTTCAATCACCACATCAGGAATCCTACGCATCTGAAAGGTGGCATTGGCTTTGGTATAAGCAGCCATATTGGCCCACTTTCTAGAACCGTGTCTCTCATCACAGTATGCACGAACACTTGCAATGATTTCTTCTCCCTTAGAAGAGAATCCTTCATTGTCCTTTATTAATGTCGTGTCTACAATGTCTATTTGGGTGTTCATCTTCCCAAAGCTCATACCCTTCACCTGCCTTTAATGTTTTCTCCTCGTATCCATGACTGCGATCCTTTCGTCTGCCTTTTCGGTAGCATCTTTTCTGACGTTTCCTTCTTTTCTTCACCCATAGTCGTTTCATCAGACTTGCCACTCCTTTCCCATGCGTAGAAGAAAAACCACCTGTGGAGCCATCACGGCTCTCATAGAAATGAGAAGCTAGCATAATGACTCCTTGCTCGGTGGTCGGTGACATGGTGTTTTCTGTGTAGAAGTCCACTCCTAGATGCTGATAACCTTCGGCATAGCTGATGGCAGCGGCGATTACACCTTCCAGTAAGGTATCATCCTCATCATGAGTTACAATGAGATTTTGCTTTACCTTCTCAAGAAGTGTCATCTATCATCACTCGCTTTCCATCAGGCCAGCGGTTTTAAGCTTTAGAAGTAAGGCATTGAAATCTGCTACCAAATCCGCCACATCCGCAGCGGTGCTATCTGATTGAACAGCTGCAGGTTTTAACTCTGTGCCATCAAAGGTGATTTTACCTTCTGCACTTACGGAAAGCTCTCCACCAATAACGGTTTTATCGCCACCCTGTTCAGTATAGTTTTTCGTGTTATATCCCATGGTTTTCCCTCCTTATAAAAGTGAAAGGAAGGCAGCAACTAGGACCACCTTCCCGTTAAATTACCTAGGCCTTTTGCTGAAGAACCTTGATAGCTTCAGGAAGAATCAGCTTCGCATCTAATCTCTGTGATGCAAGGAAACCAACCTGACCATTAGCAGCATAAAGCTCACTAAGACGCTTAAATGTTCTGCCTTGACGATCAGCAATCCAGTAGTACTTAAAATCCCCAAAGAGAATAGTCTTCTCACCAGCTGCAGCTGTTGGCATATACTGAGAAGTCACCACTGGACGATTAAGAATCGTATCAGGCGTTCCCGCTTGAACTGATGGTTGCCATAAATACTGACCCTGGCCATCTTTGAGTTTTCTGATGGCTTTAATCGTCGCATCATTCACAAGGAATGTCGCATTCTTTCTATAAGTTGACTTCAAGCTATGATAAAGATCCAGCACCTCATCAAGGGTGATGGCTGT